AGACACTAATACAAAAGACAAGAAAGACAATAATAATAACCCCCCTATAGTCCCCCAGAAATCTAAATCGTTCGACCCGATGGAAGTCGAATTACCAGAGTGGCTTGATAAGCAGGTTTGGTGCTCATGGGTCGAATACCGCAAAGACCTGAAAAAGCCCATCAAGTCCATGCAGACGGTTACTCAGGCAATGAAACTCCTGACCCGCTGCAAAGACATGGGGCATTCCCCTGAGGGAGTAATTAACCAGAGCATTGCCAGTGGGTGGCAGGGCCTGTTTGAACCGAAGGGCAATCCAGCACCCAAGCCGCAGCAGAGGGCTAAGCCTACAGCAGATAACTTCAACGCCAAAGACTACGGTCAGACTGACATGCCAGACTGGATGGAGTGATAACCATGAACTACGCAGCAGCTATTGAAAACACTGAGCGGGAAATCGCATCGCTAAGCAAGCCGCCAGCCGAGATTGACCACACCATCGTTGAAACCGTTGATGCTATTTGTGATAAACACGGCACGTTCCAGCAGAGGATACGAAAAAGTACAGGCGGCATCAGGATCCCTAGCAGGCCCACTGAGTGCCCAGGCTGCCTTCAGGATAAAGTTTCTCGCCTGAAGGATGACCAGAGGCGGGACGATGAACGACGGAAGCAATCCCAAATAAACCGGCTAATTGACTGCCTGCTGCTTCCTGACCGCTTCAAAAACTCCACCCTTGAAAACTACCAGCCGGTCAATGAAGACGCCGCGCGATGCCTGAAACTCTGCAAAGCCTATGCAGCAAAATGGCCTGAGCGACTGAAGCAAGGTGGCGGCCTGGTGATGTGCGGTAAACCAGGTACCGGGAAAAATCATCTTGCACTGGCAATAGCCAAGCATGTGATTTACGAGCACCAGGACTCTGCAATGTTCACTACTGCTTTGAGGGTCGCGAGAAAGTTTAAATCCACATGGGGGAAAAACTCTGACACCACCGAATATGAGGTCATAGAAGCCTACACAGACCCTGACCTGCTGATTATCGACGAAGTAGGGGTGCAGTTCGGAAGCGAAGCTGAAAAGTTGATCCTGTTTGAAATTATTAACACACGATACGAGCAGATGAAACCGACCATCCTGATAAGCAACCTTCCGAAGGACGAGTTGGCTGATTTTATTGGTGAGCGTGTCATAGATCGCATGAGTGACGGCGGTGGCTGCACACTGGCGTTTACCTGGGATAGCTATCGGGGAAGATCGTGAAAATTGATATGTCAGATTGGGATGTCATTGAGGCATACATGGAGCATATCCATGGGACAGTCCTGTGCACCATCTTGCCTGAAATCAAAAAGAATGAGGCGAAAATAGCAAGGTTTTCTCTCAAGTTAAGCTCAGAAGCACTTATCCGCGCTAGCAAACCCAGTAAGTCACCCAAACCACACAACTAATCCGAAGGAACACCCGATGAAATTTTTCAAGAATGCGGCAATTTACCGTATGACCCGTGACGTCATTAGCCTGGATGACATGGAGAAGATGCTGGCCGCCTGTCGGTTCACCCCGTGCGGCTCACAAGACATGGCAAAGACCGGATGGGTACCGCCGATGGGTGAAGCATTCAGCGACCAGCTGACCCATATCGCCGGTTACCACGTTCTGCTGACCGTTCAGCGCGAAGAAAAAATTCTCCCGGCACCGGTTATCAAGCAGGCCCTGGAAGCGAAAATCGCCAAGCTGGAAACCGAACAGCAGCGCAAACTGAAAAAGACTGAGAAAGACAGCCTGAAAGACGAAGTCCTTCACTCTCTGCTGCCCCGGGCATTCAGCCGCTACACGCAGGAACGTATCTGGATTGATACCAAAGCACAGTTAATCGTGGTCGACGCCGCCAGCGCGAAGCGGGCCGAAGATTGTCTGGCACTCCTGCGTAAATCGCTGGGCTCTCTGCCGTTAATTCCGCTGACGATGGCAACACCAGTCGAACTGACGATGACCGAATGGGTACGTGACGGCCATACCCCGTCGGGAATGTCACTGCTGGACGAAATCGAGCTGAAAGCGGTGCTGGAAGAGGGCGGCACAGTTCGCTGTAAAAAACAGGAGCTGGTCAGTGATGAAGTCTCAACCCATATCGAAGCCGGTAAGCGCGTTACCAGCGTAGGCATTGACTGGCAGGAACGCATGCAGTTCACGCTCACTGACAGCCTGCAACTGAAGCGCATCAAGCCAGCCGCTGACCTGCTTGAGCAGAACGATGACATTGACCGGGAAGATGTAGCGGTAAGATTTGACGCTGATTTCTGCCTGATGACCGGTGAAATGTCTGTGCTGATTCAGAGCCTGATTGATGCACTGGGTGGTGAGGTTTAGCGATAATCAATGCTGATTTCATTCCTGTACACTCAATCTATTTTCGTGATAAACGTTCGTCACTTGCTTAACGAAAAGGATTAAAATCATGAAAGTATTTTCGGGTTTAGAAGAATCATTTCTTAAATTTATAGTTAGGAGGGCCGGTAAATTATCAGAGGTGATTAATAAGGAGGTTGAGAAGGAAGTAATTGATTATCATCATAATATCGTTGAAATGAATACGAAGGCCGGCATTGTATGGTCAGATGAAGCAATGTCGAAAAGCATTGAATCAGCAAGAGAGTTTAGGCGTGAAAATATCAAGTCTGCAGCTCCTCATGTGATTGCAGTGATTTCAATGTTGATATCTATAATTTCAGTGATCGTGGCAGTTATAGCGTTAATGAAATAACTGAATCTAAATAAGCTTCGTGATTTTAAGTAATCCTGAAAAAAACACATATCAGCGAATTACATTCACGCTCTAATCAATCCTAGGAGTCCAATGAACATCCCAAAGACGGACTCCGGTTACACACCACCAACTTTCAGGCCATAGGCCAGCAACTCTCAGAACTACTCCAGTCCGGTAACAGCTTCCGCCTCAAGGTCGAACCCTGGCGAGAACGTCGCAGCCTTTCACAGAACTCCATGCAACACGCCTGGTACGCAGAAATCAGCCGCTACTTAATCCGTAACGGTCGAAGCTTTGCGTCTGCTGAATGGGTGAAAGACGCGATGAAGCACACCTATCTGGGGTACGAAGAGACTGAAAGGGTGGATGTGATAACCGGAGAGCGAACAGTAATCCAAACACTCAGACACACATCCCGACTCGATACCGGCGAAATGCACGACTACCTGACCAAAGTGGAAGGCTGGGCCCGCAGTATTGGCTGCCTGCTAACAGTGCCGGACAACAGCGAGTACCGGGAATTACAGAGGAAACAGGACGAATGACACATCAACTGGCATCAATCCCAAATATGTTAAAGCTCCAGCCATCGATGACAAAACTGGCTGAGCTACTTCACGTTAACCGCGGCACTATCCGGCGACTCCAAAATGATATCAAGTGTGAGCATCACATCGTCGTTAACGGTGTGCTAATGACCTCAACACGAATCCGGAGGGAACGTGAAGCGTAGCTCAACACAGCGGACTCTGGATAATCTGATATTCCAGCCCACGAAACTCTCCCGCAACAAACCCAAATCAATCCAGAACGCCAGCGAGGTCAAATCCTATGACCATGCATCGGTATTGCTGCGGGCGAAGTGGGACCGAACCAGAATGCGGAGGTCCAAGTGACGGCTTATTACAACGAATTCGATCCCAATGCAGCAGCATGGCTTCGGGAGTTAATTAAACAAGGCCACATCGCTGATGGCGTGGTTGATGAAAGGAGTATCACAGATGTTCAACCAGAAGACCTCGCAGGATTTACTCAGTGTCACTTCTTTGCAGGTATCGGTGGGTGGTCATACGCACTACGACTCGCAGGAATACCAGACGATTACCCGTGCTGGACAGGCTCGCCACCATGCCAGCCATTCAGTGTTGCCGGAAAGCAGCTCGGACAACTTGACGAGCGACACCTTGCCCCGAAATTTATGCGGCTCGTTGAGCAGTGCCAGCCTCCAATCCTCTTTGGCGAGCAGGTTGCGGCAGCGATTGGAAAACACTGGCTCGATGATTTATTCACTGAGCTGGAAAGACAAGGCTACTCCTGCGGGGCGGCAGTATTGCCAGCGTGTAGCATCGGTGCCCCGCACAAAAGGGATCGAATTTTCTTTGGCTCCATTAACGAACTGGCCAACACCAACAGCGAACAATGGCACAGGGCCGGGGGTGTCAGGGCGCCAAGGAGGAATGAATCTTCAGACAGCGGTCTCTGTAACAGCATGGCCAACCCCAACAACAATCGACAACTCACAGATTCGAGGGGAGGGCAAAACTATAGGAACGAGCCGAGGAACAACTCTTGGCGGTGCTGCTCGGCTAATAGACAAGCCTATCCGAATTATAGCGGTAACTGGTCAGACCCTGATTGGCTCGGCGGCAGGGATGGATATTTTAGGCCAGTTGAACCCGGCACATTCCCGCTGGCTAATGGGATTTCCGCCAGAGTGGGACGCCTGCGCGGTTACGGCAATGCCATCGTCCCGCAAGTAGCGGCTGAGTTTATCGGGGCATTTCTCGATAGCTTGGCAGAAACACCCTGCACAGCCTGCGGATTCCCTTCTACTGACGGGAAACTCTGTGACTCCTGCGATGAACTGTACAGCGCAAAGAGCCCGAATTTTTATGACCTGGGAGGTGATGATGGTCAGGCAGAAGAAGCCGAAACCGAAAACATGCCGCCACTGTAAATCCAAATACTTCCCCCGCACCACCACTCAAGTCGTCTGCTCAACCTCCTGCGCAATCCAATACAGCAAGCACCAATCAGCAAAACAAGCTGAGAGGCAGGCTATTGCCGATCGGAAAGCTCACCGGGAACGGAAAGCAGACCTGAAGCCATTAAGCCACTGGGTGAACATGACTCAGCGGGCGTTTAACGACTTCATACGGGCGCGGGACGGGGAGGTATGTATCAGTTGCGGCAGCCGGTCGGCGGTCAGCTATCACGCCGGGCACTTCCGGACTACGGCAAAGGCAAGTCAGCTTCGGTTCAACGAGGACAACTGCCATAGCCAATGTTCATCCTGTAATACGCACCACTCCGGAAATATTGGTCCTTACCGCCTCAACCTAATAGCCAAAATCGGTCCTGAGCGGGTCGAGGCGTTAGAAAACAACAATGAGCCACACCGATACACCAGAGAAGAATTGGAAGCCATCAGAGCGCGTTATAGGAAGAAAACCAGAGAGCTGATTAAACAGCGGGAGGAAGCATGAGGCTTACACCGAAACAACGAGCTGGTTTGCGCATGAAATTTGGCGGCTGTTGTGCGTATTGCGGTTGCGAATTACCTGAAAAAGGCTGGCATGCAGATCATGTAGAAGCAGCGCTACGGAAATGGGAGTTTGGCCCGCGGCTAAAAAATGGAACCCGAAGAACTGTAGCAACTGGTGAGCATTGGAGACCTGAAAACGATGTTATGGAAAATCTGTTTCCGGCTTGTGCACCTTGTAACCTATTCAAGGCAACTTTCAGTATTGAAACTTTCAGGGAGCAAATAGCAGAACAGGCTGAGCGGGCAAGGCAATACAGCGTCAACTTTCGAACAGCTGAGCGATTTAAGCAAATCCAGGTGACAGAATCGCCGATCGTGTTTTGGTTCGAAAGATATCAGAGGAATGACTCATGACCTGGCTAACCCGAATCCTCAACCACTTCACTCCGATCACCCCAGCAGTCCAGTACAAAACCCCATACAGCTACCCGGCTCAGCCTGGAAAGAAACGGAGGAAGCATGAATCTCGAAAACGCCGTTAAGTTTCACAGCCCGAAATCCCCGCAATTCACCGACTCCCCACGGGCAACTGCATCAGAGGCATTAACCGGTACTGATGTTATGGGAGCGTTCGGGATGGTACAGAGTCGCTCTCAACTCGGATTCACAGCTTTCAGCGGCAAAATGGATCTGAGTGAGAACGACAAACGGAAGACAATTCAGTTACTGACACAACACGGATTGAAGCACTGCGACAAGGTGGCAGCCTTACGCAAGCTCGACACCAAGGATAAGGGAAGGGTGGTGCAAACACTCGCAACTTTCGCCTTTGCATCATGGTCCCGTTCGGCAGCAACGCCCGGTGCCCGTTGCAAGGACTGTCATGGCACTGGCCGGGCATGTGATCGGGAGAAAACGGAGGCGAGTGGGGTATTCACGGAAAAGGAGTGTAACCGGTGCTCAGGAGAGGGCTACACCCGGCTGCCGGCCGCATCAGCTTTCAAAGCGGTAAAGTCCAATATCACTGATAAGCAATGGCGCTATGAGGTGAAGCGCTATTACGAATCACTGATATCGGAACTGGATAAATCAGAGAGTCACGCCAATAGCATGTTGAGGCTGGTTACGACCTCTTTTGACGAAGTTGCTAAACCCCAAACGATTGCTGTTGACTAAATGGCGGAAATTGGGTAAATTTGACACCAATGGTGGGATTTTATGCTTTCCATCCAGTCAAATTCAAAAGGCTCGCAGATTGCGGGCCTTTTTGCTTTAATGCTATTAATCATTTTCTGTGGGGTATGCAATGGTTAATAGTTATAGTATCAAGGTCGTAGGTTATCCTGATATCGGCCGAGAATATTTGGAAAATATCATTAAGTCTAATGCTTCAATTTTTGAAGAATATTGCCTATCCCAGTATGGCCACGATAGGCGATATTCTTATTTTGGGGAAAGCCTCGAAATTGATGAATTGAATTTTGATGCAGATGGCGGTTATGTTCAGTTTCGCGTTGATATCGCATACTATGACGGATGTAAAGATAGAAATAGCTCCGGAGCCGAGGGTTATGGGGCGGAATTTTCATATGATGAGATATCAGAATCAATTGTGTTTGATCTGGATGAAACATCCTGGAATTCAGGTGAGTAACAGGAGCGAAACAGATGATACGTCTCACATCATAGCTATTATCACCCCAATGTGAGCTTTAAGTTTTTTATACTAATGTGTTAACCAGGCTCTGCTACGGCAGGGCTTTTTTTATGCCCAAATTTCACCCTTTGCCAATCGACGACCCGTTAAACATCCTCTCTGAACTGAAGCGTTAACGGCAGCGGGTGAATCCCCTACATCTCAATCCCCGTTCGGGGGTGACTATGAAGAAACAGACTATGAGCGAAAGGCCGGACACCTGGGCTGCGATGCTCTCATGGCTGGCCACGCATAGAAATGAGGCAGGTTACTCTGTCCTGGCCTTTGTCATGTCGATCCTCGCAACGTCACGGAATAAAAAAGCACGATGGACAGACAGAATTGCCGGCGCACTGATGTGCGGCATTCTCTGCTTTTTTGCTAAGCCAACACTCACCGCCATCTGGGCGATCTTTAACTGGACCTTTCCGCCTGAACTCTGCTGGCCTGTATCGGCAGCCGTAGGTTATGTCGGCGTTGATTCGCTGTTTGCATATGCCCGCCAGAAGTTCGGAGTAACCGATAACGGAGACGAAGAACATGCTGACGGCCAGTGATTTCCAAAAGGCGACAGGCGTAAGCGATTATCTTCGCGATGTCTGGTTCCCAAACATCAGTGCTGCGATGAATAAGTTCGGCATCAACACCCCGTATCGGCAGGCGCACTTCCTTGCACAGACCGGGCACGAATCAGCTGGGTTTGCGAAGATCGAGGAAGGTCTGAACTATCGCTATGGTGTGCTGCTGGCAATGTTTGGTAATCGAATCAGCCAGGCTGACGCGATGAAATACGGCAGAGTTGATACCGGTATCAATGCTCACCCGGCAGACCAGCCGATGATAGCCAACATCATTTACGCCAACCGTAACGGGAATGGTGATGTTGCCTCGGGTGACGGTTACCGGTTCCGTGGTCGCGGGTTAATTCAGATTACCGGTCGCAGTAATTATCAGGCGCTGGTGAAACAGCTGGGCGTTGATATCGTCGCAGACCCTGACCAGTTAACCATGTATGCGCTGGCTGCAGAATCGGCCGCCGCATGGTGGAGTAATCACGGCCTGAATGCCCTGGCGGATAAAGATGATCTGCTGGCTATGACACGCATCATCAATGGCGGCAGGAATGGCCTGGACGACAGAACTACACGACTACTCAAAGCCAAGGGGGTTTTATGCTCTGGCTAAAGCTGCTCGTTAAATCCAAAGCGATCTACACCACGCTGCGCAATAACGCGCACATCATCATCCCGTGCATGTTCATCCTGTTGGTCTGCATCGCACTGTGGGGGCTGAATACCAGCAACCACCAGTTGAGCGCCACAAACGCCCGGCTGGAACGACTGAGCGACAGCAAAGACGCACAGATAAACCAGTTGCGGGATAAAAACGATGATCTGGCCGATGGGGTGCAGAAGTTAACCACTGCCATCCAGAAACAAAACGTAATCATGTCTGATGTGCTCCAGCAGCGGGCAGACGCAGACCAGTACAATAAGGCGCTACAGAGTGAGATTAAAACCTACCTGCTTTCGGACAAGTGCGCTAAGTCTGCCATTAATCCTAATGCTGTTGACCGGCTGCGCGAGGCAGCAGCAAACGGAGTTCCGGACAGTAACAATCCCGTGCCTGCCAATCCCGGCAGAGCTGACAGCGCCAATCACTAAACCAACCATTCCTGACAATTTCACCTACGGCGACAGCGTCACGCTGAATGCTGAGTTATTTGGCTTGCTGAATCAGGCCAACATCGACCGTCAGGCAATCAGGAGCATTGAGGCGCAACGACAATGAAATTCATCCAATGGCTGAAAAGCCTTTTTACCCATCCAGCAGAAGAGAAAACATCCATGTCCAAGATCGCATTATCACTCGGCATCGCAGTAGGCGTTATCGCTGACGGCTCTACCGCTAACGCACTGACCATTCAGGTTGCCGACGATTCCGGTACCTGTATTGCAGGCCAGACAGTAACCCTGTCCGGTGACGAAGGCGTGTTCCTGTCTGACAGCACCCTGACCACCGACTCAAACGGCCAAGCCACTGCATCACTGACCAGCGCGGCAGCCGGTACTTATCAGGTAACCGCTACCCTGGTTGACGGTACCGTTCAGTCAATCAGCGTCCCGTTCCTGGCTGTCGCTGATACCGGTGCCGCAGAAGTGAAGACAACCGCTGCAACCAGCTCACCACTGGAGCAAGCCAAAGCCAAGTTTGACGCTTTCGTCGAATTTGTTGAGCACGGTCTGGAAGTCCTCGGTGAAGAAGCCGAAGCCGATCTAGTCGCGCTGAAAGATAAGTTCCTGTAAATCATTACAAGAGCCATTAATTTTTCTCAGTGGCTCTGATAATGAACTTCCATCTAATATTGAAAATAAAATAAATTTCGTATAACTTTTGCGCACACCCCTCACTGGAAAAAAACATGAATTATTTAGTGCGCACAGTGCTTATTACTAGAAATAATGGTGACATATTCAAATATGAAATATTTCTTGGAGATAGTAGTGCTAACGACCTTGTTACGGTCCGTGAAGGGGAAGGGCAGGTTGTAGAGTTCAAATACGATGAGACTGAGTCAGTATTTAAAGTGACACAGATAAAATATGATTTGCAGCCAATCCACGATAAATACAGATTGAAAGATGGATGCATTAGTATAAGTGGCGGCCCTGTTAATCTGCAAAAGATAGTCAATTATTTAGTAAACAATAACTAACCGCCTCCGGGCGGTTTTTTTATGTCTGCATCACAGAGCACCCACCCGGGTGCTGTTTAATGCAATTAACAAGGGGCAAAAATGAAACCTCAAATCGCTCATTTATACCGGAATGGCCGATTCTTCGGTTATGGGATTGCGGTTGATGGTGAGGTTATCGACCGGCAATTATCCGTAGGCATCCACTGTAGCCCTGACGATATACCGAAGGTTACAGCAACATTCAGCATTGATAACGAAATGATTGAGAATCCGGTAAGGATAGACCTGCCGGCTAAATAGCAAGGAATAGAAATGGCAAAGCCGGATTGGAGCGAGCTTCAAGATCGGTTCCTGTCCGAACATGCCGAATCCGGCGTATCACCGAAAGAGTGGTGTGAGTCGCAGGGGCTGAACTATGCAACTGCTCGCCGAT